TGGCACTGCGTTTGCTGCCAAAAGTTAAGGAATCTCTATTTTTGATATCGACTGCTACATGATCTGTATTGGGTATCACATGATACTTGCCAAATGCGTTATAGCCATTTTTGCCGTCAGGCACAATGAGTTTGCCAGCTAAACTCTGAATTTCTTTGGTAGCAAAACGTTCAAGTTTTTCGCTGCGAATCATTTGAATACGTATTGGGTCATCAACCACACCACTGTGGATACCAAGGCGCCGATTATGCCAATGCCCCATCCGATCAGTTGATCGTTGCGTTTTTCCGCCATCTTGCTTACTGTGGTTGCAATGCCAGAAATGTCTGTGTGAACTTGCACGATTTTGTCATCTACCGATTCCAGCCTGAGTTCCAGCATCTTGTAGCGTTCAGCACACAATTCAACGTGGGCTTCCAAACTCTTTTTTTCAATGTCAGTTGTGTCGACCATGTCAAATCTCCAATGACGTATTTATGGTATCAAACCAAATGTTTTGGTCAGATCCCTGAGTGATCAGCACCGAATGTTGAGTCTGAGTTTCGTTGAGTCCCACTATCATGGGCACACCCTCGCACTCGTTTACCAACACAGTAATGTCGTTTTCTTGTCCCAATTCACTGTATACCAAGCTAGATTCTACTTCAAATTCAAAACTCCAAACGCCGTTGCTGTGTCCCAAGCTGGTCACCGACATTGGCTGAGTTCGCAAACTAATCAATTGATTCAGCGTTTCCCAATTGCGCTGTTGATTTCTAGCATAGTTCCAGGTTCGTTGATCCTGAACTACACCGCCAGCACGATCGTTGAATGGCACCTGACTGGGCCTAAAATGACCAGTTACTCCAGTAGCACTGCAATCAAAAAAAGTTCTACATATGATTTTCATTCTACGGGTATTTAACGGCCAACAAAAAGCCCAGGATATTTCTACCCTGGGCTGTTGTTTAATCAACTAGTGATTAGGAAGTAGCCAGTTTGAAACCAACGCTAGCAGCACTGTTCAACTGGAAACCAGTGTAAGTGATGTTGGCAGCGGCCAAGAAAGCAGCAGCGTCAGCAAATGCACCTGTTGGGAACACGCCAAAGCTGATCAGTGTTCCGTCAACTTGATACATAGCCACTGTAGATGTTTGTTGAACAGCTTGAATAACGTTAGCAACGTATTCCTGTGTGTCTTGTTGTGCAGCAACTGATGTGTTAGCAGTTACGCTGAAGAAGTCCAGCTTGGGACCAGCAGGGTTTACTGGAGTAGCTGCGGTAGAAGCACCAGCTGCAACTGGACTACGAACGTCAATGGCGAATACTGGTTGTGCGTCGCCGTTTACTGGGGTAATGAATGCCATAATAAATTTCCTTTAAGTTAGTGGGCTTTAGCCCTACACTTATTTATGTCTTTGGCAAAAATCAAGCCTTTTGAGGATTGTTTTGCTGGCGATTTTGGGCAGCAAAAGCATTGGGATCAAAGCGATTTACTGCTTTGGCATAGCCTGCAGGGGTGGCCATTACCCAGCCCTCTTGTCCAGGATGCTCAAGATCGGCCTGCTTCAGAATATCCATCTTGATGTCATGCAACAACAAAAATGCAGTAAATGCAGCAGCAATAGCTTGTGTGTTTGATGTAGGGCTCTGCAGGTATTCCACTATGTTACGGAACTTTTGCGGTGTTACTTTGGTCTTGAGCCACTCGCCAAACTCTGGCAGCAGTGTTTGTGGATTCAAAGGTGTGCCTACCTTGGTATTGATATAGTCCACACACAGTTTGGCCAAGTCAGTGATCTTGTTGGCACGCAGTTCCACAGGGTTAAACAAGGTATTGATTGCCTGGCCGCTGGAACGAACCAGTTGTTTTAATTGAGTGACTTTGGCAGAATCGGTAGCCAACGATTTTGGAGTAGCAGGACGTTCCAGCATGAGCCCAGGTACATCATTGAACTTGACTCCGCTCAAGGGCTGGCGTGCATCGCCAGCATCTGCATACATGCTATGAATAGCAATACCTATGTTGCTGTTGCCAATTCGTTGTCCCAAGGAACTTTTAGCCGGAATCTTGTATTCGATAGTGTTGGGACGGAACACATAGTTTCCTGCTATCTCTGGAGGTGTTTGCATGTACAACAGATCTCCTTTGACATAGCCACGGAAGCTATCAGGCAATGCTGCTTCTAGTATTGGGAATAGTGTGGCATACAATTGAATCAGTTCAGTTCTATCGCCTGATCGTTTGTTTTGTATATCGGCCATCATGCGCGGACTTGTTGCAAGACCATCATAGCCCTTGGCTTCAAATCCTGATCCGTCTGTGAGCACAAACTCACCTGTACTAGGCTTACGACCAAAAATCACAGCAGGTTTACCGTCCCACTTGGCGGTAGTTGTTGAGGGTTGCTCTGTGGCGTGCTTTACAATTTCCAGTGCGTCAACAATACCTTGAGTGCCTTTACGAAACACTAGATCTTCCAGGTGTTCAATGCCCTTGGCTCTGCCGCCTACGCCGGCAGCTTCGGCTTCATACAGTTCATAGGGATTGTTGCGACCCGGGGCTTCTACCAAGGGCATCATGCCTTGATTCACAATACGGTCTCGCAGTCGGCCCAAGAAGCCCACATCATCTTCGGCCATGGGTTGTTGTGGCTCCTGTAGGCCTTCACGTGCTAGATATTCACGGAAGTCTTTTAGTTTGACTTCTCGGTCAGGATCGTTGCTGAGTGCTGTGTAAATGCTTTCAACATTCTTTAAGTTTTCTTTTGTGAACGCAGGGCCCAGCAGGACCTTGGCCACATAGTTGGGATCTTGACCGCCTTTGACCAATTCGTTTGTAGCACGACTAAGCATACCATTGGCACCTACTTTGAGACCCAGAGCTTTGGCAATGCTTGACATCAACACATTGCGATTCATGCCTTTGTAGTTGGATCCTTCTGCGCCACCATAGAAGAATGTACCCCAGTCCAGATCAGGAAAAAACATAAAGTCTGTTTGCACATAGCCTTTGTTGGGATCTCCGGCAATGGGAGTACGGAAATGCACTTCTCCAGCTTTTTTGACCCATTCACGTGGATCAAGACCTTGACTGGTAACAATCTGTTGCAGGGCGCTGGCCAGTTGATCTTTGTTGATTTCACTGAGATCCACAGCCAGGTCCAAATCCCCAGATGTAGGTTTGCGTCCGGTAGAACCCAGCCAGCGCTCTTCAGGAAATTCCATGCCCAAGATGTTTTCAAGATACGCAATAGTAGCAGGTACATCTGCTTGATTGATGCGTTGTGTCAGCGGCTGACCTTGCTTGTCCTTGAAGACGTTGCCGCCTTCCAGTAGTGTGTTTAGTAGTTTCATGGTTTAGGAATAGCCTTGGCCTGAAGTTGTTGGGCCATGACATGGCTGGGGTCTCTGGCGTCAAACGGTTTGTTGTTGTACAATATCTCACCTTGCTGATCAAATGTGATTTTTGCTGGTTGTACGCCACCAGCTGTTGGTGTTGCAAATTGCTTGACGTTTTGTGCTTGAGAAATCATGGTAGCTAGACTGGTCCAAGCACGACTCATTGCAGCAGGATCAACTTTGGGAGCCATAGTAGCGTTGACCACTTCTTCCTTGGCCTTCATTAGTTCTTTGATTGTGGCCTGACTTTGACCAGTGGTATCTTTGGCTGCTGCCAATTGGGTTACGTCAAATCGAGCTAGACTGTTGATCAGTCCTTGTAGTTCAGCTTCAACTGTGGGCACTTTGAGTTGAGACGCACTCATGATCTTGGGCTCACTGGTCACAATCATGTTCTGCACTTCACTGGTCCAGGTTTCTTGTGCTTTCTTGGCCAAGGCTTGGACTAGACCAGCATTCATTTTCATGGCAGTGGCTTGCTGTTGTCCCGGGGCAACTTTGTCAGGTTGATTGTCTTGAGCAAAGCCTGGATCTACAGCTGACACTGCTTTGTTCAACAAAGCCCCGCCTAGAGTTTTGGCCATTGCACCCAGTACTTCGTTGACTGGGCGTTGTGTTATTTCATGAATCTGCATCGGTTTTCCTTACTGATCTGGAGAACTTTCCAGAGTCTTTGGTTCTTATGGCATTGAGCAATTTGCGTGTGAGATTGTCTGCTTGATCGCTGGGGAATTCTGCCTCAATTTGTTCTATCAAACGGACGGCGGAAGCAATCACATTGCTGGCACGACTTTCAATAATATACCGACGGTCACGTTCAGCATACTTTTCTTCGTACAATGTGTCTAGTTCTTCCAGGATACTTTTTGTTTTCTTCTGCATTGTTCAAGGACCTTTGGATTATTTAGCGGATTCTGAATTCTAATAAATATCTACAACTGCTGCATAGCAAAGGAACAACATGACCAGTCAAATCAATCCCCAAGACATCAACGGCGACTATCCAGTTGCTGGGCAACCCAACAACACCAAAGGGTTTCGTGATAATTTTACCAATACCAAAACCAACTTTCAGTATGCTGCCAACGAAATTACTGAACTACAGAACAAAGTTGTGCTCAAACAGGCGCTGACTGGCAGCACCTTGGACAACAACATGAATGATGCCTTGATTTATGCAGCCAAGATACAAGATTTTAGCGCAACATCAGTACAGATTGCAACCACTCTGGGCTTGGTCAGTATCGACTATACAGCAGGACATTATCAGCGTGTGAGTACCACAGGCAGCATCTCATTAGGTTTCTCTAACTGGCCTGCCAACAATTCAGCTGGTTGGGTGCGAGTGGTCATAGACATCACCAATCCTGCGCACACAGTGACACTGCCTGGCCAAGTAAGTGAGGGCACTCAAGGCATTCAGGGTCTAGTAGGCACTGTGATCACATTCGCTGCCGCAGGTATATACACCTTTGAGTTTGTGAGCTACAACAACGGGGCAACAATTACTATTCAAGATCTTAGTCGTCCGCTCAATGTTTTTACCAACGGAGTGACTTCTAATTCTGCCACAGCTGGCATCGGATATGCCACAGGTGCAGGTGGTGTAGTAACTCAACCAACCAGTAAGTCTGAACCAATTACATTGAACAAGGTATCGGGGCAAATTACCATGAACAATGCGGCATTGGCTGCCGCTACCACAGTGAGTTTTACTCTGACCAATTCGGCCATTGCCGCCACAGACGTCATGGTGATCAATCAATCTAGTACTGCTAACGCAGGCGGATACTGTTTCAATGCAATTTGCAATGCAGGTAATGCACAGATTTCCGTAAGAAACGTTATGGCTAGTTCAGCTAGTGACGCTGTAGTAT